GCGGCAAGCATCTACCAGCGTGTCTGCCTCTGGTGTCTTGGCCAGGTCGCGGTACATTCTGGGATTGTCTTTTAATCGACTCCATTCACTGTGAGCCCATTTTTCGTTGTCTTGTTTTTTACGCAACACACCGATTGCATATGCTTTGAAGTCGGCGGTGACATCGTCCATGTCTAAATATATTGTTTTCATTTTTGGCTGTCTCCAGGAAACACACGATAGTTGTCTTCTACTGAATCAGGCATACTAACTTCAATTATTGTTCCTGCTTCGATACAAATCAATTGATGAGGCAATAGAGGAGGATTATGCCAGGTATCGCCTGGCTCTAATTCTGTTTCGTACTGCGAAGCATCCTTGGTATCAATGCAAATGACTTTAAATCTACCACTTAGTACATACCAAGACTCTTCTTTTTCAGAGTGAAAATGCATACTGAATTTTGCACCGGTATTGAAGTTCATCAGCTTTCCGCAATATTTGTCTGTGGTGGCCCAGATTAATTCACTACCCCAACCTTTTTCCACTACTCCCTGTAATCTCATTTTATTTCCTCTAATGTTGGCGCATAAACACCAATGTGTTGAACTGTAATACCAGCAGCTCGATTGGCAAACACAATTGCTTGAGAAATATCTTGTGTTTGTAAAAATTTATATACCAATGCAGATATAAAAGTATCACCGGCTCCAGTGACATCGGATACATCCACTGGTGGTGTAGGATACTGTTGATCCATATGTACAGCACCTTGAGAACCATGAGTCACAATCAACCATTGTGCATCAGGCAGTGTACTGCAACGACTGTGTTCTAAAGAATTGATCTTTACATAACATCCGTTGAACTTGTCAAGGTCTGGTTTTTTGGTATCAACAAATATAGGTCCAGAAAATTCTGCACGAAGTTCTTGTACCAATTGATAACTGATTGTGCCTTTGTTGTAGTCCGATACAACAATAGCATCATACGAGTCAGGTATTGCGGATGCAAAAGTCATGGGTTCGCTGAAGTTGTCGTTGTCAATGCGCAAAATTTGTTGCTTGCTTCTTTGATCTATTAATCTGGTTTTTTCGCTGGTTTGGCCGTGCAAATATTCAACACGGCATCCTAAAGCCTGCAGATTTTTAGCCACATTGGCGGCCATGCCAGGTTTGTTATTTTGTGTAGACGGTTCAAACACAGGAACCGGTGCTTCTGGGCTAATACGATTAACATATCCGTATATGTAGGTGTCAATACAATTGTCACCTATTAGCAATACGTTGAATTGTTTGTGTTGTTGAATAGTTTGGTACTCGTTCATAAAATAGTATTTGTTTGCAAAGTTCAGCTCCTACAATTGGACGCCCTTGATAGTCACTGCCTTTGACCATGATGTCAGCCTGATAATGGGCCAGTATTTGTTCTAGTTCTTGATCACTAGAAAATGTTGTCACCGAGTCAACACATTGTAAACTCTCCAGCATGTATTTCCTATCATTCTGGTTGTTGACAGGCCGGTCGGGTCCTTTGAGTCTGCTGACTCGTTCGTCGGTATCTATACATACCAACAGATGATCCCCAAGACTTTTTGCATACTCTAAAAGTTCGATATGGCCTCGATGTAAAATGTCAAAGGTACCATTGACCACTATTTGTTTCATGCTTTGCGCCTAAAGTGATAATCCCCGTCAGGACCGTTGTTGCAGAAAATACCCAAACAGTCAAACCCCACGCTGTTCATGTACTCAACGACTTGATCACGCAAAGGAGCACCTTTGTTATATTCTACTACCTGTAGTTCTAATATCACATCAGTAACTGACTGCAATGTGTGTACAGCACCTTTGAGAATATCCAACTCTGCTCCTTGTACATCTATTTTAAGAAGACTGGGTCGGGCAAATCCTCGTTCAGCAACCACACTGTCGAGACTTCGGGCAGTCATTGTGCGACGATGCGACTCGTTGAAGTAATCAGACGCTTGAGGATTTACTTTGGGGTTTTCTTGGTAGTAACTGTTGCCACCTGGATGTTGTTCGTTTTGGTAAAAATCAACGATCTTGCCATCTGTGTCGCTTAACAACGACATGTGATAATCCATACCGCGTTCTTGATACAAAAATTCGCAACTGGCCATGGCTTCAAATGCATAGATTTTAGCGTTGGGCCAAACTCGTTGTGCTTCATTGGTCCAATGCAACACACAGGCACCCACATCATATACAATTTCAGGCACGACCCCATTGGCGGCCAAATAACTCAAATATTGCACATGCTTTTGTGGCAGCAGGCGCTGACTGCCCAATTCTCTAAGCCTGGATTCTGCAGGCGCCGGCTTGATTGTAGTGTCAACAACAAATTCCGTGCTGCCAATATGACGACAGTGTATACCAGTATCGGCCCAAATTTTGAACCCGTGTGTCAGTGCTTTGCGACAAAAATCCACATCCTCTGATATGGTATTGTTGTGACTGATGGCACTGTGATATTTGAAGTGCGGATACGGTATAGCTCGCATGACTTCAGCTTTGACCAGCACACATCCAAATCCACAACTGGCTATTTCTACCAGACCACGGCCTACAAGTTTTTCGTAAGGCACATTGGTTACTCCACCATGGCTGTTGTGTTCGTATATTTCAAGTATGTGCTGACCCGGTTTGCGTTGTATGTACAGGCCAGACACCATGTCTTTGTTGTGTGCCAACAGTTTGGCCAAAGTGTCCGAAGGGAAAGCAATATCACTGTCCACGCTGAACAAGTAATCAAATCCTTTGACTACCCAATCGGCAATCAGGTTACGAACTTGGTCAATATTGTATCCGTAGAAATATTGAAATGTCACACGGTATCCATCAGGCACAATTAAATCATAGATGCTTTTGAATGTTTCTGCTTCGATGTTGCGAGCGGTAGGAATAGCTATTAAAATATTTTTTGTCATGTCAAGTTGGATTTGATTTGGTTGTATACAGCAGTTTCTCTTTCAAGGAATCCGCCAGTTATTGTAGTGTCAGAAGTTGTGGCTGCAAATTGCGATTTGAAGATCATGTTGGTGATCAGATAATTGGTTTTCTTTCGGGCCAACTGCAAATCAAAAATGTAGTTGTCGCCGTAATAAATGTCCAGGCCTGGAGGTATAGACTGCCAAGACTTTTTATGTAGAAACATCAAGCAACCAAATCCGTACGTGTGCTGACCTGCCCACGGTACTATGTCAATAGTGCCAGTGGTCACAGGCGGTTGAGCAAAGTCAGCTACACCTGGACATAAGCCAAACACCCCAGCCTCAGGAGTCAGTAAATGGTCAAGCCGTTCAAGGATTTCCAAACAAAAAACCACATCATCATTTACAATACACAGTTTGTCAAACTGACTTTCCGCCACACCCACATTCCAAGCCGGGTTCACATAAATGTTTCTACCATAGTCCAACATTTTGATTTTGGAATTGGCAGGCAGGTTGTCAGGTGTTTGAGTGTTATCGTTATTGATAATGATGACTTCTCCAACACGATCGTGTCGACACAGTGCATCAACAAAAGCCACAAATTGTTGGGGCACACGCCACATGGTAGGCACAATTACAGAATACAGGCCAGGCGATCCACGTCCGACAATTTGTCTTGCATTGCGATTTTGTTCTGCGCCATTGACTTTGTAGTCGTTGATTGGGCTGGCATCATTGTAATTGTAAACAACTTGTTGCAAGCATTTGACCCGATCGGGATCTGCTGCTTCAATCAAATTGTAGAATGTACTGCCATCTCCGCCAGCACGATACCAATGGCCTGCAGGATCTTGAAATGCTGCATCGGGTATTGAGTTGATCAACCCAGCTCGGAATGTGCGTAGATGTGTGTAAGGCAAGATCCAATTAAAATGATGCTGCCGATAGGTTCGGTTTTGTCGCACCGTGTCAGGATAAGGTTGACTGATTAGAGGAATGTTGTCAACAACACTCCAGCAGCTTCCGTAAGTAAAGTCGGTTGTACCATCATATACGCTGTTGTAGTAACTGAAAATGGTGTTGTCATTGACCAGCGTGTCATCGCCGTCTGCAATCATAACAATGGCATCCGAGTCAGCCAAGCTTCTAAATACTGATACTTGATTTGCTACCGCGCCCACATTGACTTGATTATCAATCAATTTGAATTTTGATCTAATGTTGTTGGGCAACTCGTGCAACACTGTGGCAATTTCTCTGCTGGTGCTGTCGGTGCTGGCATCATTGACCATGTACACTGTGTAGTTGTCATAGTCTTGACAGGCAATACTTTTTACAAAGTTGCCGATGTAGGCTGCACAGTTGTAAAATGTACTGACAACCGCAATAGGTTGCTCTGTGCCTGTTTTGTAATGCTCAAATTCAACTGTGTTGGTGAATCGTCGGCCCCATACTCGATGAACTTTTTTGTTTATTCGGCTAACTTGTCTAAACTCGTCTCTGCTCAAATAATGTCCACATTTTTTGTAGAACCATTGTTTCCATTGTAAGGCCACACTATCCCATCCAGCAATGTCTTTGACGCTGTTGCAATAGTATTGCTTTTGCTGATGCAGGTAAGTGTTGCGGTGGGCTTGGATCACCATGGCTGCAAAACGCTGTGCCTGTTGTGTGCGATCAATGTCTGTAAACAGGCTGTTGGGCTCTATGGCATAATCCAAGTGATAGCCAGCAAGTTCAGGTACAACTTCTTCCAAGGCACCAAACCTGCAAGTGGCCACTGGTGTGTTGTACAACAGGCTTTCCAGACTAGATATACCAAAAGTTTCTGGAAACGCTGCTGGATAAATCATCATGTAGGCTTGAGACAGTATGGCACCAATGTCTCGTTGTGGAATAACTCCAGTGAACTCGATGCCCAGTGCAGCATAACGGGGATCAGCTACCATGCGGCGCCAATCTTGTTCTTGTGCGTCTGGGCCACTGCTGGCGCTGAATCGGTAATATCCGCCAATCACTTTTAGGCGGGCTGCGGGAATGTGATGCTTGACAATGGGCCATATATCGTTTACCAAGGGTATCATGCCTTTGGTAACTGACGCATTGTAAACAAACAGGTTGGGATCTTTGGTTGAGATATTGACTTGGTTGTTATAGCATCGAGCACCGTTTCGGGTAATAAACAAGCGATTCTTCAGCACTTCAAAATTACGTCTACGTCCATGATGGCAATTGGCCACATAGGTCAAATGGAAGTCACTGAGTGTAAAGATGTCAGTGATGCGATTGGACACTGCCAGTTCTTCGATCATGTTGTCACCCAGGCAGAAGGTGTCGTGCATCCATAATACACGCATCTTTGCTTGGCTCACTATGCGATTGTACAAGTTGTATACCTGTAACGGCATGGCTCGACCGTCATTTAATTCTGGATAACGGCTGGGTTCTGCAAACGGAATAATAGTTCGGCTGCTGATCACAATGTCAAAATGGTGATCTTGTGCTAGATCCGAAACGGGTCGGTAAGTGACACCATCATACATGCCAGGTCGGGCATGATCAATGTTGCAGTTGTTGAACACTGTGACATCAAAACCCAAAGTGGCCAATTCGGCACTCATAAAAGTCACAGCACTTTCGCTGCCGCCTAAACCTTGTGTGTGGACTGTTGTTCCATCGTAGGGCAGTCCAATAATATCTATAATTGCAATCTTCATCATGCTAGTATATAGCATCAATTTGGGATTGTCAAATTATTATATGTCTTTTATAATTATTGGTTGTAATTTTGTTGTCATGCATGCCCATGACATTATAAAGTCAATGAACCCGAACTGGTAAAAGTATGTATTTGGTAAGTTGTGCCTGCGGAGCTGATCGAACTGATTGTTCCACCTGTCCCAAACGGAGATTCTGATGCATATTTGATAATTACAACGCCTGACCCGCCAAGACCACCGGCGCCGGTACCGCCGCCGCCTGATCCGGTATTTACAACACCAGGTGTAGAGTTTGTGCTGTTGAAATCCAGGCCGCCGGTACCACCTACACCAGATCCGCCGGTGCCTCTGGTGACGTTGTGTCCTCCGCCGCCACCGCCACCTGCATACCAAGTTGCAGTTCCACCTATGCTGTATTGAAGACCGGCACCGCCGTTACCACTGGTTCCAGGGGCTCCGTTTCCGCCGCCGGCACCTGCACCGCCACCGCCACCTGCTGGGCTATTGCCTGCACTAGGACAAGTTCCGCCACCAAATCCTTGTCTATCTGTGGTTGTTGATCCTGTACCAGCACCGCCGGGAATAACAAAACCATCCCCAAGATTGTTGCCACCAGCACCGCCACCTGATCCACCGTTGGCACCTTTAAGACCGCTGCCAGCTGCACCACCACCAAAGGTTGTAACACTTGTTCCGCCTGCCCCGCCGCCAACGGCAGTAATAGCGATTCCTGTGCCTGTGACTGTGGTATTGGCGCCTTGCAAGGCCACGTTGGCAGCATTACCACCGCCAGCAACAGTTCCGCCGGCGCCAATGGTAACTATATATGTTGTTCCTTTGGTCAATGTACGTGCAGTGCCGTTGGGGTTTGCTCTATTTGTTACAGAGTCAGACCCATAATACAGCAGACCGCCTGCACCACCACCACCACCGGCGCCGCCTGCTCCGCCTCCGGCCACTATCAACATTTCAGCACTGAATGTTGGTGACAGGCTGGCAATGTTGAACCAAACTCCGTTATAGTAAGTTTCCAGCTTTAAAGTGGTTGAGTCGATCCTGATAGTACCGTTGTCAGGACTTGCAGGACGCTCGGCTGTGGTGCCAATTGGTATAGTGCCTGCAGCAGAACTGCCAGTGAATCCAATACCGGCACTGCCAACAAAACCAGTAACGCCCTGACTACCACTGTAACCACTGGGTAGTAGGCCAAAGTTGGTTATTAGCAATTGTTGTAGACTTTGATCACTCATGGGTTAGTATCCTGTTTTGTGTATTTAGTTGAAACGTATTTTCTAAAATGCAGTGCATTTGAGATCAAAAGAAAGCAAAGAATTCGCCAGAGACCGGAATTGTGGTAAACTCCCAACCAGTGTTGTTACCAAAGTTGGAGTTGGTTCTACTGGTTGCATCCCAATACGCTCCACCGGTGGCGTTGCTATCTTCTATCTTTGTATGGGTTGCAACCACGTTGCCCGTGGCCTTGGTCAACGTGAATTGCACTCCGGGCACCGAACTTTCAAGTGTTATTATGGCACCCAGGGCTCCAGTCAAGATTGTACTGTTACTAACAGTGGTAACAGATCCTGCTTCAAAAACCAGTGTGGTTGCATATTGCGACATGTGTGTTGTTCCTTAATATAATTCTAATTTAGAAAGTGATAGTACCCGAGCTTTTAAAAATATACAGTATATCTGCACCTTCGTACTCTATAGTGCAACCACCAGTTGTTGCTGCTTCGTATCCTGCTATTCGAACATGTCTAATCACAACCACACCTGATCCACCTGTGCCGCCATAACCACTAAATCCAGTACTAGAACCACCGGCGCCGCCGCCAGTATTGGCCTTACCATTTCTAACTCCAGTTACGTTGCTTTCAGTGTTTGTTATAACACCCGAACCGCCAAATACACTCGATGCGCCCGGAGCTCCTCCGCCAGCGCCGCCAGCGCCTCCTGTGCCGTTGGCTTGCCCACCACCGCCACCAGCAAACCAAACATCGTTTGAAATTACTTGACCCACACCAACTGCTGTTGCTGTAGTTGTGTTGATAATAGGAACAGCTAAGCCTGCACCACCAACGCCGCCTTGTTGGCTAACTCCATTTGCACCCACTGTGCCTGCACCACCTCCACCTCCGCCGGCTGCTGTTCCAGCGCCGTCGTTACCTGTGCGACATCTGCCTCCGGCAAAGCCCGCACCACCGGAAGCACTGGCAGGTTGCTGTGCTGCGCCACCGTCGCCTGGTGGATAATCCCTACCGCCGCCGCCGCCGCCAGATCCGCCTGCTATACCATTCTGTTGGAATAGCCCACCTCGACCTCCACCTATTGTAGTAAATGTAAGAGTGTTATCTGCAGTTGCTATAGTAGAATTGGTTCCGTTGGCGGCTGCACCGCCTGCACCAACTGTGACTGTTATGGTTTTACTTTGGGTCAGGACCGCAGTAGGAATAGTATATGCTGTTGTATACAATAGGCCGCCAGCGCCAGCACCTCCATTGCCTGTGTTTGCATCTCCGCCTATTTGATGTCCACCTCCGCCAGCAACCATTAAGAAATTAATAGCAGCAGGTGGCGTTACCGGAGACATGGTGTTGCTGACCTGTATACTTTCAAACGTGTTTGAACCTGTGACGGTCAATGGTGCTGCGCTTTTTTGTACTAGCGTACCGTACGTTCCGCCGCCGCCTGCAAATGTTTTGAAGAAGTTGTTGGAGGCCATATTGATTGTAGTACCAGTGGCATTGAATCCTGCACCAGTACTCACAGCCCAATTGTTATATATGTTAAGAGTTCCAGCGCCTGTTATGGCTCTAGTGCCAGACCCAGCGGATTCAAAATTGTAAAAATCCACACTATTTCCATCTAGATTTACTGTACCAGCATTGACAATCAGCTTGGACAACAGCGGGTTGTAAGTTTGAGTGGGATTCAATGTTACAGTAACATCGGAACCATTTACTCCAATGCCGCCCAGTTGTTTACTGTGTTGAGGTGTCCAGGTTTGTGTTCTTGTAAATACCGGAACAAAACTAGTGTAAGTACCAGTACTTGACAGGGTCAGTGTATCAACTTTCACAGTTGTTGCAGGAACTGCAAATGCTGTCGTTCCAAAATTCAAGTTGTTAAACCAGCTACCGAACACAAAAGTTTGCACAGCAGTGCCTGTACCAGTGAGTGTCAAATTGGGTGCATTTGCTGCTGATGCTGCACCAGATCCGCTGCCAGTTACATCATAATCTGTGGCCGCCAATGTGCTAGGAAATGCACGGTCTGGTCCCCATATGATGCGAACTGCGCCGCCGCCGGCTGCTCCACCGTCGAGTTGACCGCCACCAGATCCGCCGCCGTAGGTGCCGCCATCGCCGCCACCACTGCCACCACTTTCGCCATTGCTACCACCAGATCCGCCGCCACCACCGCCACCGCCACTAACAGAACCAGTGCCATTTGCTCCTTGTCCGTTGATGCCTACACCACCACCACCACCGCCATTGCCGCTGGTGCCAACACTGTCTCCTCCGCCGCCTGCGCCGCCGGTGCCATTACCGCTTGCACTGCCTCCATTGCCCGAATATCCACCAGCACCGCCACCACCACCACCGTTGCCGCCACCGCTGCCGCCACCGCCACCGCCATCGCCGCCATAACCGCCACCGAGTGCTTGCACTCCTCCACCTTGTACACCATTTTGACCACCATAACCGGCTACAGTAGATGTACTAATAAAATAACTAACTCCTCCGTCAAATCCATTACTGCGACTGTTTAATTGAGCTGGTCCGCCTGCACCTACTACAACTGTGTAAGATGTTCCGGGAACAACAGGAATATTATTTTTCCAACCAAGGCCGCCACCACCGCCCCCAGTACCGCTACTGAGTCCGGGGTAACTAGTGCCACCACTGCCACCACCACCAACTGTAACAACACTGACACTGGTAACACTAGCTGGTGCAGTCCATGAATACGTACCAGGTGTTGTAAAGACTGCTGCTCCAGATGGAGAAAGACTAGTTCCAACTGCATACCGCCTGGCTATGTTAGCGGCGGCCACAAATCCACCAGTGCCAGTCCATGTAAAACCAGTGGCATCTAGAATATCAAGATTTAATGCATCCACTATGGTATTTGCCATTACGATATTGTTGGCGCCAAATGCTATTGCACGAGTATTTGAGTTGTTTGAAATGAACCTACCAACTGTTAAATTGGCACCACCCAAGTCTAGTGTACCAGCAACCAAATTACAACTACCAGTGGCACTATATGTTTGTGTGTTGTTTAGTGTCAGTGTTCCGCCTGCCAAATTAAAACCAATACCATCTAATACCTTACTAAACTGACTGGTCCAAGTCTGTGTTCTAGTAAAGATTGGAGTTAATCCTGTATACGTGCCACCGGTTGCCAGTGTTAATGTATCTACGTATACTGTGGTCGCAGCCGGAATACTTGTAGTTCCGGTAAAATTCAATGCTTTGAACCAACTGCCAGGAGTTATGGTTGGTACTGCGGCGCCACTGGTAAGTGCTAGGTTTGGTGCATTGGTTGCACCAGTAACTAGTGTAGTACCAAATGTGAATGTTCGCACTGCACTCATTGCGGCGGTAAATCCACCGGTACCAGACCAGGTGAAGTTAGTAGCATCAGCCATTGACAATGCTGCGGTACCAGTTAGAGCAATATTTCCTGAACCAAATTGAATAGCACGAGTATTGGTGTTGCTTGAACTTAGACCACCGGTAGTTAGTGTGAAATTGTTTAAGTTTAAATTTCCTAAAGTTAATGTTGTGGTTCCTGTTGCAGTTAATGCATCATTCAAGGTCACTGTATTGGGATTATTAGTGTTAACTGTTAATGCGTTAATAGTTTTGCCGTTGCTGGTAATAGTACCGGCACCAACCATGTTTACTGTTAGTCCAGTGTATGTTCCACCGGTTGCTAGTATTAGGGAGTTGACATTGACAGTTGTTGCAGCAGGAGTACTAGTAGTACCTGTAAAATTCAATGCTTTGAACCAACTACCAGTTGTGAGTGTTGGCACTGCGGCACCACTGGTTAACAATAGCGTAGGTGCATTAACTGAACTTCCTCCAGTGGTGCCAAACGTGAACGTTCTAGTCACGCCCATTGCAGCAACAAATCCACCAGTACCAGTCCAGGTGAAGTTGGTAGCAGTTGCCATTGCTAGTACAGTCTGAGCGGCAGTGGTATGAGCCAACACAATATTACCAGTGCCAAATTCTATTGAACGTGTGTTAGTGTTGCTTGAACTGAATATATCAGTTGTCAACGTAAAGCTGTTTAGGTTTAGTGTACCACTGGTTAGTGTAGTTGTTGCTCCTGCCACAGTTATAAGATTTATACCTGTTAGTGTAGTAGTACCTGTGTGATTAATAGTAAATGCAGCTATTGTTTTTTGCGCTGACGCTCCGTTGCAAGAGATAATGCCAGTACCAACCATAACTGCTGTTATACCACTGGATACAGCGTTAGTGGACAATATTAAATTGTTCAAGTTTAATGTTGTCGTAGTTGGAGTGAACGCAGTCAGACCAAGATCAAGAGTGTTGAACCAACTACCAGTGGTAATTGTTTGTACCGCAGCACCAGCACCAGTAAAAGTCAAGTTGGGTGAATTTGTAGCAGTACCTCCGGTAGTACCAACTGTAAATGTTCTAGTAATGTCTGCGGCTGCAACAAATCCACCAGTACCTGTAAAAGTAAACCCCGTAGTAATTGCCATGTTCAAGTTTAATGCAGCAGCAGTGGTAGTTGCCAATACAATATTGTTAGCACCAAATGCTATGGCACGAGCGTTGGCATTGCTTGAACTAAATGTACCAATAGTCAAATTGGCACCACCTAGATTCAATGTTCCGGCGGTCAGTATACATTGAGATGTAGCAGTATAAGTTTGTGTATTATCTAGTGTCAATGTTACTCCAGAACCATTTACACCAATACCGCCTAGCTGTTTGCTAAATTGCGCTGTCCATGTTTGCGTTCTTGTAAAGATCGGAATTAAACCGGTATACGTACCGCCTGTTGCTAATACTAGTGTATCTACGTTAAAAGTAGATACAGCTGGTGTACTAGTAGTGCCAGTAAAATTCAATGCTTTGAACCAACTGCCAGTGGTTATTGTTGGTACGCTTGCACCGCTTGTAATTGACAAGTTTGGTGCATTAGTTGCTGTGCCGCCTGTGGTACCAAAAGTAAATGTTCGTACTATCGATGCGTCTGTAACAAATCCACCCGTACCTGTTGTTGTAAAATTGGTAGCATTTGCCATATTGAGAACAGTACCGGTGCCAGTTAATACTATATCACCAGTACCAAAATTTATTGACCGAGAACTTGTATTAGTTGAACTAACAGTACCGGTTGTTAATGTAAATCCATTCAAATTCAAGGTGCCAACTGTTATTGTGGTAGTAGTTGCAACGGCCAATGCACTAGATAACGTAACGGCGCCAGTCTGGTTAAAATTTAATGCTGAGATTGTTTTGCCATTGCCATGGATAGTACCAGGACCAACCATGGTTGCTGTTAAATTGGTAAATGTACCACCAGTACTCAATGTTAAACTGTTGGCAACAAATAGTGAAGTAACTGCAATAGTAGATGCTGTTGTACCAAAGTCAAGTTTATTAACCCAACTACCGGTGATTAATAATGGAGCACCTGTACCACTTCCAGTGAAAGTTAAATTAGGTGCAGCAGCGGCGCCGCCACCACCATTGGTAGCAAATCTATAACTTGTACTCACAGTCGCCGGTGAAACAAATCCGCCAGTGCCTGTCCATGTAAAATTGGTAGCGTTGCTTATATTACAACTGTTTGCAAATATAATATTATTACTGCCAAAATTAATTGAACGGGTAGTAGTTAGTGCAATTGAGAAAAACGAGAAAATTGTTAAATCATACCCGCCCAAATCTAATGTGCCAGAATCCAGGTAACATTCTGCGCCTACTGTATAGGTTTGTGTATTATCTAATGTTAGTGTTCCATTAATTATATTACACCCAATTCCGCCTAGTTGTTTACCAAACTGTGCTGTCCAAGTTTGTGTTCGTGTAAAGATTGGGATTAAGCCGGTATACGTACCGCCTGTTGCTAATACTAGTGTATCTACCTTAACGCTTGCCAAGGCTGGTGTGCAAGTAGTACCTGTAAAATCTAAAGTTTTAAACCAACTACCACCGGCAAGTGTTGGTATGCTTGCACCACTTGTCAATGCTAGATTTGGTGCATTGGTTGCAGAGCCGCCAGCTCCAGCTGTACTACTAAATGTAAATGTTCGTGTTGTGCTCATTGCACTAGCAAAACCACCTGTGCCGGTCCAGGTGAAATTAGTAGCAGTTTCCATAGCAAGAACTGTTTGAGCAGCAGTAGTATGATCCAATACAATATTGCCCGTGCCAAATGCTACTGAACGTGCGTTGGTGTTGCTTGAACTGAATATACCTGTTGTTAAAGTATATCCGTTTAAATTTAATGAGCCTGCAATTAACGTATATGTTCCGGCGGCAGTCAGAGCATAATTCTTATTCAATACCACTGTACCTGCGGTATGAGTAAATGTACCCACTGGGCTCAATGTACCGCCAGTATATGTGAAAGATCCCGATGTTAGTACAAAACTAGTACTAGGAGTAATGGTACCAGTAATCAGTTCAAAATTTCCAGCAATGGTGAAAGTGGTACAGGCCAGCACACCAAGGTTGGAGAATACACCACCATTGTAAGTTGCGTCGGTACCAGTCAAGTTGAAGCCAGCAAAATCAATGTTGCCAATGATGTATGATTGTGTGGTACATATCAATGCACCTGCCAAGGTAGTAGTGCCCGGATCAGTATGATTAACGACCAATGCTGCTATGGTCTTACCATTGGGCGCAATGATACCTGACGACCGCATGGTCGCTGATAAACCAGTGAATGTGCCACCTGTGCTCAATATTAGAGAACTCACATTCAACGCAGTTGCAGCAGGTGTGCAGGCACTTCCAGTAAAATCAAGTCGGTTAAACCAACTGCCTGTGGAGATAGTGGGTATAGCAGCACCAGAGCCAATTAGTAAATTTGGAGCATTTGATATACTACCACCAGTGGTTCCAAACACAAACGTCCGGGTCACTGCGGCATCACTTACAAACCCACCACCAGTGCTGGTGTACAAAAAGTTAGTGGCATTGGCTACAGCCAACACAGTCTGAGCTGCTGTGCTGTGATTTAATACAATGTTGTTGTTGCCAAACACAACAGCACGGGGAGCGGTGCCCGAGCTACTGAACAGTCCAACGGTCAGATCGGATCCGCCCAGATCCAGTGTACCTGTTACCACAGAGCAGATTGATGTTGCAGTAAATGTTTGTGTACCGTCCAGGGTCAGGGTGGTGAATAATCTGTTGATACCAATGCCGCCCAGCTGTTTGCCAAACTGTGCTGTCCAAGTTTGTGTTCTAGTAAATTGCGGTATCAATGCAGTATATGTGCCGCCAGTGGCCAGAGTCAAGGTATCCACGTTGACGGTTGCTGCGGCCGGGGCGCATGCACTCCCGGTAAAATCAAGTACCTTAAACCAACTGTTGGTGGTAAATGTTGGAATTTGATTGCCACTGGTAATGGCCAGATTTGGGGCGTTATAGAAAGTTCCGGCGGTAGTACCGAAGGCGAATGTTCTAGTTACCGCAGCATCTGATACGAATCCACCTGTACCTGTATAGTTAAAATTGGTCGCATTGGCCATGTTCAACACTGTTTGTGCTGCTGTAACATGAGACAATACAATATTGCCTGTTCCAAATGCAATTGTACGAACGCTGGCGGTGGTGGAACTGAATATACCAGTTGTTAACGTAAAGTCGTTTAATAACAGTGTACCTGCAGACAGTGTATATGTACCAGTGTTGGTCAATGCATACGCTTTGCCAAACGATACAGTGCCTGTGTTTTGAGTAAATGCGGGCACTGCACTTAGCGTACCACCATTGTAGTTAAACCCGCCTGCTGCAACTACAAAACTTGTAGTTGGTGTGATAGTGCCCTGAGTTAATGTGAACGTATTACTACAAGTCCATGTGGTACAAGTGATAGTACCTATATTGCTTAATGTACCTGCTGTATATGTTGCTGTACTTGAACAAGTTAAGTTGAATGTGGCAAAGTCCAAAGTACCTGATGTTTGCGTGTAAGTAGTACACGCCAATGCTCCTGTCAATGTGGTAGTAGGATTGGCACTAATGGTGACGTTGATATTCAATGCCGCAATGGTTTTACCATTGGAGGTAATAGCACCCTCTCTAAACATTGTTGCCGACAAGCCAGTAAACGTACCACTAGCAGACAATACCAAACTGTTCAGGTTCACTGTGGTTGCTGGCAGTGCAAAAGCAGTAGTACCAAAATCAAGAGTTCTAAATTGACTGCCAGTAGTAATGGTTTGTACTGCTGTGCCAGATCCGGTGAATGCTAAATTTGGTTCGCTTCCACCGGCAGTGGTTGATGCAAATTCAAATGTTCTGGTGATGTTTGCTGCCGCAGCAAATCCACCTGTGCCAGTACAAGTGAAACCGGTAGTAACTGCCATGGCCAAGTTTACTTGTGCCGCAGTAGTGGTTGCTAGTATGATATTGTTGACACCAAATGCTATACTTCGTGTATTGGCATTGCTTGAACTGAATATGCCGGTTGTCAGGTCAAATCCATTTAAATTCAATGCACCGGCAGTTAATGTATAACCAGTGGCATTTGATGTGGCCAAATTAGTTCCCAAATTCAACGTTCCGCTGGTGTGCGTGATTGGTAGAGTTGTACTTAATGCTGTTCCACCGGTGTTGTTTACTGTGAACGTACCGGTGATCATTGTTATGCCATTGGCACCAGATAACGTTTTATTATTAAAATCAAGAGTACCATTGGTCCAAGTCAAAGCTTTCAAACCACCTAATGCTAGGTTGTTTTGTAGGACCCAAGTTCCACCTATACCATTGAATGTCCAAGGAAAATCATAGGCATAACCAGCAACTGGTGTTATATTATGACTGCCACTGGTTGCAGCAAATGTCCAAACATTGGTATTAGCTATGAATGTGGTAGTCCCATTGGTGTTTTGATGGGTAAAACTACCATATACTGTTATTGCGTAATTACCTATACGTTGAGAGCCATTGAATATTAAATTTCTAACAACGCTGCCGGTGTCAATTACATATTGTACAAAGACCGAAGTATCTAGAAAACTAAAGCTGATGGAGTTTGCCTGGGTCATTGATCCGGGTTGAATGTACTTAACAACCTGACCGGCACCGGTGTCTGTGCCACCGCCACCCATACTCTCAACCAATGGTGTACCACTTATAGTAAGGTTGGTATTGATAACAGTATTCCAAATAAAATTATTAACTGGTGAGTTTAATACAATTTTACCAGTGCCAAAATTTATGATTCTGGTATTGGTGTTACTACTGGTAAAGGTGCGTGTAGTCAGGGTTGACGATCCCAGCGACAACGTTCCGCTGGTTAGGGTATATCCAATGGTGGTGACTGGCATGGTCAACAACAAATTACCAGCTGTATGAGTTATCGGTACTGTGGTTGTGTAACTGGCTGATCCGGTGTTCCAAATAGTTGAATCACCACCGCCGGTTATGGTTATACTGCTTGCGGTCACAGTTCTGCCATTGATATCAATGTTGCCATTGGTCAGGTTCATGGCCTGGCCGACCAGGTTCAGGTTATTTAACAACTGGATTGTTGGGGCTGCGGATGAACTGCCAATCCATTCCAAAGTAGGAGTTGTGGCCGCAGTGTTATTGACGGATCCGACATCTATCGTGCCATTGTTTGCGCTCAGGTCTCTGAAGCCGTTTGTGTCTGTGATAGCAACACATAAACCAGAAACTCCGGTTAGATTCAATGGCATAGCAGGTGGGTTGAAGCCTGTGGTATTGTAGATCAAAACTGAACCAGTGACTATCCTGAACTGACTTATGTAATAATCATAGGTGCTAGAAGCATAACCACCATAAAGACTATAGAGACCCGTATATCCGCCTGAGTGTGCACCTGAATAAAATCGTCCTGCTGGGAAACTACCGTTGGCAGTGTAGTTGCCTTCGCCCCATCTAGAACCAAATGGCTTAACAGAACCGTTGACAGCTATCCAAGTATTGGCGCTGTTTCCTATGATGGCAATATGATGCCATTGTTGCAAAGGTACATCAAAAACTGCATTGACTCCATATTGGGTGAACCCGGCATGACCAATGCTAAAAGTTGCAGTAGTTCCTGAAAAATTTGCACTTAAATATGCGCCCAATCGACCATTCTGTAATAGATTTAGCGATCCAGTTGGAATTGAATTAAAATTGACCCAAAACTCTATGGTATAGATAGCCGAGGTATTTTGATTGAATGCTGTATAAGGAAAGCCTACATACCCTCCTGTGTCGTTGGCCAGTGTGTTTGAAATCGATCCTTGAACTCTAACAGCAGGCTTGCCATTGCCGGCATTGAACACCATGGGATACGCAGTTGAGACACCACCGGTGTCCACAGTTGTGCCGGTGTTGCCAGCAAACACTATACCAGCAGTGGAGGTAGTGAACGTGGTAGTTCCGTTTGTGCTAGCATAAGTGTAGTTGCCGTAGACTTTGAGTGCCGGAATATTGGTAGCAGTGGGAATAGTAACAGTTTGAAGACCATTGATGGTCAAATTGTTAACCGTATCATTTTGTGTAAACACATAGGTTACTGTGCCTGTGGTTTCCAACAAACTTAGATTGTATGTGCCCGATCCCCACAGAGAGTAGCCCAAAGCAAAAGTCTTGGTAACAGCGGTGCCGCCGCCAGAACTGGTAATGTTTAGTGTTCCGAGAATGGTCAGGCCGGTTCTGTTCAGTGTGTTCCAAACTGTAGCTGTTACTGATCCTACCAGGGCAATGGTACCAGTGCCAAAATCAATGGTTCTTGTATTGGTGTTGTTACTGGCAAACTGACCTGTAGTAAATGTAAAAGCGCCTAGAGACAAAGTTCCGGCAGTTAGTGTTGCTAGTCTAGCAGTTCCTAAAGTTATGTTGCTGCCCAATGTCCAGACTGCTGTGGTTGTGGCTGGCCCAATGGTCCAAGGAAAATCATGTGTGACTACACCGGTTGTGATTGTGTAACTGCCCGATGTGGCACCAAACGTCCATGCATTGGTACCAGCCGTGAATGTGGTTGTTCCGTTTGCGGTACTGTGAGTGTAATTGCCAAAGATAGTAATGGCAATGTTGCCGATAGTTTGGGCACCATTTACAACCAAATTTTTAACTGCGTTGCCGGCTGTAAATGTATAAGTTGGCGAGCCGCCTGTATCCAATAGGCGAAAGCTGATGGCTTGAGCTTCGGTCATTGCGCCGGTGCTGATAGTCTTGGTTACCGCAGTGCCGCCTCCTGAACATTCAACCAAGGGTGTGCCTAACAATGTTAGGCCAGTCAGCGTGGCAGTGGTCCAAACTGTAGCAGTTGCTGACCCATTGAGTACTATTTTACCTGTGCCAAAATCTAGTGTTCTTGCATTAGAATTGCTGCCATTGAATATTGTAGTGGTTAGTGTGTTTGAACCCAGTGCCAGTGTACCAGCTGTAAAGGTATAACCACTGACTGAAGTTGTGGTTACATTGAAAGGCAAGGTCAAAGTTCCGCTGGTATGTATTATTCGAACAGCGGTAGTA